TCTTGACAATCTTACCCATAGGAGTATCGATAACTTTAGCTTTACCCATGAAGTTATTGCCATCACAATGCAATTCTTTGATAATATGTGATACTTTATCAAGATTTACTGTTGGACCCGATGGGTGATTTAATTCACCAAGGGCACGATTTTGATCTACGTATTCGGTAATGTACTTATCAATGGCAGGATTAATATGCTCCATTGGATAAATTCTACCATTACGGTTTTTTTGTTCTGCTTGCATAAAGATGCCTTGAATGTAGTACTCCTTTGAGTCGTTTTTACCTTCAACGAGACACTCTACGTCTTCTACCATTTCTGTGATGAGTTTCATCTTTATGCTTACCTTTCCTTAATCTTCGACTTCTTGTTCAACTTCATCGTTGAACATTTCAGGGGCAACTTCTTTGTATTGCTCCTTTAATGCACCAGAAAGAATATCATTGAGATAGCTTTCAGTTGCATTTTTTGCATCGATAAGGTTTTCATCAAGAATGTGTTTGATTATATCTAAACTTTGTGACATTATTTTGCCTTTCTCTTGTACTTAGAACAGAAATCCATTGATTTATTGAAACCAATTTTAGAAGAAATCAAATTCTCAAGGAGAGACTTTTGATTTTCTTCATTTATATCATCAAATACCAGCAATACATTTTCACTTTGCCGTGGTGTTAATGTTACTTCAGAAAGATCAGCGAGTTCTACATGAATATTAGATCCCTGTCGTACACTTTCTCGTAATATTTCTGCCACATTCGAGTGCAGTATTCTATCATTATTTAGATTATTTTCATGTTTAAAAACGTCTTCTACGATATCAAATGCAGATTTAAATTTGTTATCGTTTACCTTTTGTTCAATAATCAAATTTACATTGTTTTTGAATTCGTCAAGATTTTCATCTAATAAATTCTGTATTGCTTTAAGTGAATTCATCCTTGTATTTCCTCAGGCGGTAACATAGGCTGTGGTGGTTGTTGCGCCATTTCTATTTGAATTTCATTGTCCATCTTGATTATTTCTTCGTCAGACATCCTAAGAATATTCTTTTTGACATAGTTGGTGGAAAAATATTGACCAATAAGAGGCTGAATGCTATTCAACATCTGCAATCTATTGGTTAGTATTTCATTTTCCTTTAATTCTGTGAAATACGAATCTCTATTATATTCTAGTTCTATGTTTGGACTTATCTCATTCCAGTCATCTTCGGTAAGAATTCCCTTGAGAATACACTGAACTCGCAATACCGAAAGGAATACAGTGCCAAATCTACCACGAAGTCTTTCAATATACTTGTAGAACTTAACTTCATCGCGAGTAATTTCTGCTGCTCTACCCATATTGAATCCACTATCTGGAAGCATTCTGGTCACAGGTACATTCAGTGCGTTGTATACTTTACGAAGAAGATATTCGACATCTTCCATTTGACCAAGGTTTTGTCCACCAGATAGGGTACTGATTTCGGTTCCTCTACCACCTTCTCGACGAGGAAGCCAATAATCTTCGAGCATTGACATGTGATTTCTACTGTCCTGAATCTGTCCAGTATTCTGATCATAAATCATCTTCGTTCTGTATCTCTGCATGATCTCACGAAGATATTGTTCTGCTTTTTGCTTGGGTAAGTTACCAACATCAATGTAGAAAATTCTTCGTTCTGGAGCACGAGAAATTCTATAAACAACAACGGCATCTTCAATCTGACGAAGCATGTTTACTGGTCGAATTGCTTTCTGGAGATAACCAACAACACGCTTAGAGTTTGCGTCAACTAGTCCAGAATTTGCATACGCAACAGAATCCTTCGTGATTCGTAATCCGGATGATGGTGTTTGATAAACTGAATCTTTGTCTGTATTTGTGTACATGAAAAATTCTTCAATACCAGAAACCAAAGGCGTATCACTACTATTGGGTGATTTTTTGTCTTTGATTATTTTACGTACACGCTTGATCTTGGTTGGATCGACTGGTCGCAATTCCGTAATTCCCTTCATGGGATTTTCATCATCAATCACCATATGATAAAACAATTTGGAATCTACGTACCAACGTCTAAAAATTTCATACGCTTTTGTATGAAAATCCATTAGACGTAGAACATAATCAAACTCGTTGTATAGTTTATTTTTGATTGACTCTGATAGATCTACCTTGTCTAGACCTAATTTTACAGGTTTTCTATCACTACCCATAACGATTGCATCATTACAGATGTCCTCGATGGCATTATCAACCTCTGGGTAGAGTGCAATTCCTCTATACTGCTGAATAAGGGCATTTTCGTCACGGACTGCACCGCTGAAATCTACGTATGTACCAAGGATTCCTCCTGTTTCGTACATATAAGAACCATCATATTCATCCGGTACAATTGGAGATTTTTCTGCCTCCTTTATTGGTTCGACAGTTTCTCCGTCTGGGGTTCTTCCTATTGTAAATCCGAGTATATTTAATGCCATTTGATATCGTGCTCCATAATATTAAGTAATTTCTGCCCATTGATATTCGACAGTTACTGTGAATTCTACTAAAGTATCTATAGCGTTAGAATCAAGAGATATTGGACCAATGACGGTTGGCCAACAATCAATGAGCTTTGCAGTTTTTATTACATCACCTTCTGCATCTGTTTGCTGTATTGTCCAGTCAGTGGTAAAGTTATCCCAGACAT